CCGACGGTGAGAACTCGCCCGAGGTCTATTCGATCGCCGCCGGCAAACGGCAAGCCGGAATCGTCTTCGGCACCGCGGCGCAAATGGTACGTCTCGAGCCGGCGCTCGCACGCCGGGCCGAAGTGTTCACTTCGAAGCTTGCTCACCATGGCGTGATCCACGCTCCGCAATCGGACGGCTACTACCGAGTCATTCCCGGCGACGCCGCGGCCGACGACGGGATCACGCCGAGCCGGGTGATCGTCGACGAAGTCCACCGGATCAAGAATCGGGAAATGATCGACTTGATCGACGAGAGCTTCGCCGCGCGGGAAGAGCCGCTCGTCGTCTATCTCACGACCGCCGGCGTCGCCGACGATACGTCGATCGCTTACGAACTCCACCAGCACGCCGAAGCCGTCCGCGACGGATTGATCGACGACCCGTACTTTTTCTCGTACATGCTCGGCGCCAGCATGGAAGAGACCGACGGCGACGGTTGGAAAAACGAAAAGCTTTGGCTCCGAGTGAACCCGGCCGCGGGATCGTTCAATCCGGGAATGGTGACCGATCTCCGCGCCGCGGCCAGCGCCGCGGAGATCTCACCGTCGAAGATCGCCACGTTCAAACGGTTACGGCTCAACGTATGGCTCCCACCATCGGTTACCGCGCGGGACCAATTGCTCGACGTCGCGGCATGGGATCGCTCCGCGGGAATGGTCGTCGAGAGCGACCACGAGAACGCGGAGATCCATCTCGGATTGGATATGGCGGCGTCCGAAGATATGGCGGCTCTCGCCGGCGTGATCCCGAACGTCGACGGTTGTCCGAACGGCGATTCGCTACACGAGCCCGGCGAGCTTTGTTTCGACGTGGTCACCCGGTTTTGGGTACCGGCTTCGGTGCTCGAAGGGTCGTCGACGACATGGACGAAAGCGACTTTGACGACGCTCGCCGGATGGGTCGATCTCGGTCTCGTCGAAGTCGTCGACGGCGAAGTGATCGACGACCGGGATATCAAAGCCGGAATCAACGAATGGCGCCAGCGGTACGACGTCGTCGAAATGGCAAAAGACCCATATCAGTCGAAACAACTCGGAATCGAACTCGAAGACGAAGGTCTCGTCGTTTACGACCACGGCCAAAGCGTCGACCGTATGGCCGGGCCGACGGAAAGGTTCATTCACCACGTACGCGGACGCCGGCTACACCATGGCGGCAACAAGGTGCTCCGGTGGATGATCTCGAACACGACCGCGCGGCAAGACTCAAACGGGAACCGGAAGCCGGATCGTCGGAAGTCGTCGGGCAAGATCGACGGGATCATTGCGGTGATAATGGCGCTCGCTTCCGCCGAGCGTGGGACCATAGAGCCGGAGTTTTTCGGATTCGCCGTCGGAGAATGAAAGGTAAACGAAACATGACGCTTGTAATCGAACTCGTCGCCGTCGCCGTTATCGTGATCGGCGTATGGCTCACTTTCGGACTTGGTCCGGCTCTCATGGTCGGCGGTGCTCTCGTGCTCGCCGGCGTCGAGTTGTACGGTCTCGACTCGGACTCCGACGTTGAGCGCTCTTAGTCGGCTCTTCGCCGGCCGAGCGTCTCGAGCCGAGTCGATCTCGCTCGAAGAGTTGGGCGAGTTGCTCACCGGCAAGAACGCCGGCGAGACCATGTCCGAACGCCGAGCGCTCGGTCTCGCCGCTTGGTATTCCGGAGTCCGCTATCTCGCCGAATCGCTGGCGTATCTTCCCGTCCGGGCGCTCCGCGGCGAAGACGACTATCGGACGCTTCCGTTGTGGATCTCGAAACCCGAGTCGGACCCGTACGGCCGGCCGCTCATGACATGGGGCCGGCTCGTCGAGCTTTGGGTCGTCTCGCTGATCCACAACGGCAACGGATACGGATTCAAGCTTCGAGATCCGGTCGGCCGGGTCACCGGCATGAGATACCTTCACCCGAAACGGATCTCGAACGTCGCGGTCGAAGACGGCGAGAAAGTGTTCACCGTCGACGTCGACGGGAAGGGCGACAAGCGGAAGTATTCGGCTCGGGATATCTTCCATCTCGTCGGGCTTTCAACGAACGGCGTCACCGGGATCTCGGCGGTCGAGTACCACGCCCGGAATCTCGGGATCGCCACATCGGCCGACGAATTCGCCGGAACCTACTTCGACCGCGGCACGCTCATTACTTCGTACATTCAACTCAAAGAGCAAACCCGGAAGCCGATCGAAGAGCTTCGAGCCGAGTTCGAAGAGTTTTATTCCGGCATTGAGAACGCCAACCGTGGCGCGGTGCTCTCGTCCGCGGCCGAATATAAGACGGTCTCGCTCAACGCCCGCGACGCTCAAGTTCTCGAAGCTCGGCAATGGTCGGTATTGGAGATCGCTCGAATTCTCCGCGTGCCACCCCACAAGCTTTACGACTTGAGCCGGGCGACGTTCTCGAATATCGAGCAACAGTCGATCGAGTCGGTCCAAGACGGGCCGCGGGTATGGGCCGAGCGCTTCGAAGAGCAAATCTCGGCCGACCCGGATTTGATCGCGGCAACGACGAAGATCCAATTTCAACTCGACGCTCTACTCCGCGGCGACACCGCGGCCGAAGTCTCGGCGATCCACTCCGGAATCCAAGACGGATATCTCTCGCTGGCCGACGCCCGGCAACGTCGCGGACTCCGGCCGGCGCCAGGAATGGACGTCGTTTATCGGCCGGCCAACGTCCATACGGTCGACGTCGCCACCGGCGAAGTCTTGATACCGGCCGGCGCTCCCGACACGCCGGGAGACGTCTCCGACACGTCCGACGACGACGCTCCGAGCGGTCCGGGAACGTCCGATCCGGCGCCGTCGGACCGGTCGAACGGCCATTCGTCGGATCTGATCGAAGCGATCGAAGACTTCCAAATACCCGAACCCGAGCACGTATGACGGGAGAATGACGCCATGACGACCCAAATCGAAGATCTCCCGATCGCCGGCGAAGACGTCTCGAGCGACGTCGACGCCGAGCCGATCTACTTCGACGGAACCGAAATCAAGATTGGATCCGCCGGGAAGATCGTTCCCGACGCTCTCCGGTCGGCGGTTCCGCTGATCGACCAAATCGACGATCTCGAACTCCGCGCCAAGACCGAACAGTCGGCCGAGCGTCTCTTCGCCCGGCTCGAAGCCGAGCTCGGCGCCGAGATCCCGGACCCGTTCGGACGTTCCAGCGTCCGCGAGCCGGCGCTCCGGTCGTTCGAGACGGTCACGCTCGCCGAGTTCCAAATCCGGAGCGACGGCGACGGCCGCACCGTCGACGCTTACGCCGTCCCGTTCGACCAGCCGGCCGAAGTCGTCGACGCCGAAGGTCATTATTGGGAAGTGTTCCGCAAGGGCGCATTCGCTCGGCAACTCGCCCGCGGAATCGCCGGGATCACGGTTTTGTATAACCATGGTCTCGACCTATTTCGCCGGCCGTCCGAAAGGTTCTCGGTCCCGATCGGACGGCCGGTCGAAATCCGCGAAGACGGAAACGGCGTTTTCACGTCGACCCGATACGCGGCGACGCCACTCGGCGACGAGATACTTCAGCTCGTCCGCGAGGGCGCCATTACCGGCCAGTCGATCCAATTCGTCCGGACACCGCGCGGCCGCGGTTCGAGACGAACCAAGAACGGCCACGACTCCGGACTCGATCTCGTCGAACGCTACGACGTCCGGATGGTCGAATACGGGCCGACTCCGGTCCCGGTCTACTCCGGCGCTTCGGTCGTCGGCGTCCGCGCTTCCCAAATCGCCGAGCATCTCTCCAAATTCTCCGATACCGAACGCGAAGAGCTTGTAAAGCTCTTGAGAGCCGGCTCGGGTGATCCCGTCTCACCCGACCCGACTCCGGCCGACTCCGACTCGGCCGCTCTCGACGAGATCCGTCACGATCTCATGGTCCGGAGACACTCACTCAACGAGAAAGGTTGAACAGTGACAGACACCGCAACGATTGATCTCAATTCGGCGTCGCTCGAAGAGTTGACCGCGCTCCGCGGCCAGCATTTCGAAGCGATGGACGAGATCTACCGCAAAGCCGAAGAGGACTCTCGCGCTCTCACCGAAGACGAGCGCTCCGACTACGACGCTCTTCGATCCAAGTACGACGAAGTCGACTCGAAGATCGAAGAGATCGCCAAGGCAACCGCCGAATCCGACCATGCTCGAGACCATGCCGCGCTCCGGTCGCGGACGGTCCCGGCGATCGTCGGCATGGCACCGGAGCCGGCTTCCGCCAATCGCTCGCTCGACGAGTTGTATTGGGCCGGAGCCGAAGACGTCGCCGCCGGCCAGTATGCGTCGTCCGGCGAGTTCCATTCGAACCCGTACGGCGCCCGGAACCGGGTCGAGCCGACGCTCGTCCGCTCCCGCGAGAATCAACTCGTCGTCGCTCCGACGATCGACGAGTTCTCGGGTGACCATCGGCGACTGATCCGCGCTTTCCAACGAACCGTCGGCGACATGATCGTCTTCGGATTGCTCACCGGGAAGCGGAACGAGAGTCTCGACTCCGCTTCCGCGTTCCGTCACGCCCGCGACGCTTCGCCGTTCGCCAAGCGTTACGAGACGTTGCTCCGCGCCATGGACGTCGACACGGCCGGCGAGGGCGCCGACTGGGTACCGACCGGGATCGGAGCCATGCTCCACGAAAAGGTGAGAGCGTCCGGTCGGGTCGCTCCGCTCTTCGCCCGCATCAACATGCCGACGAACCCTTGGAAGTGGCCGCTCGAAGGCGCCGACGCCGTCGCCTACCGAGTCGCCGAGCCGACCGGAGACACCGAATCGAAGTTCACCGCTTCGACTCCCGGCTCCGGCGGTGCGACATTCGACGCCGAGATCTTCGGCGCTCGGTCGCTCTTCTCACGGTCTCTCGACTCCGACTCGGCGATCGCCGTTCTCGGTTTCGTCGAGAACAAGATCGCGCAAGCGTTCTCGGACGCCGAAGAGAAAGCGATTCTCGACGGTGACACCGACGGGACTCACCAAGACTCGGATATCGGCGCTTCGACGACCGCGGCCGTCACCGCGTGGGACGGTCTCCGGAAGAAAGCGCTCGCTCAGACGAGCGGCGACCATTCCGGAGCGGCGCTCTCCGCGGCCGGCATTCGCGGGACTCGTGCTCTCATGGGCAAGTGGGGTCTCAACCCGGCATCTCTGGCGATCGTCGTCGGAGTGTCGAGTTACTTCGACTTGCTCGGAGATACCGACTTCCGGACGGTCGACTCGTTCGGTCAAAACGCCGTGGTTCTCAACGGCCAGCTCGGCGCCGCCGACGGGATTCCCGTCGTGGTATCCGAGCACGTCCGCGAGGATCTCAACGCGTCCGGCGTGTACGACGGGATCACAACGAATCTCACGTACGCTCTCGTCGTCAACCGCGGCGAGTTCGCGATCGGCCAACGCGACATGCTCGATATCGAAGTCGACGACTCGGTCTACCGCGAGACGTACCAACGTCTCGTGATCGGATTCCAGCGCGAAGACTTCCAGCACATCGGCGACGCCACGGCCAACGACGACGTCGGAATCCTCTACAACGTCGCACCGTAGAAACGGTGACGATCACGCTCAACGGGAGCGCGGCTCGGTCCGCGCTCCCACCGGGCGAAACGTGGAACATTCCCGTCTTGGTTGAAACCGACGAACTCGAGACCCGAACGGCCGGCTCCGAGACCGAACTCGAAGCGCTCGTCGCTTCGGTCACCTATAAACCCGGATGGAAATTCCGGCTCGGCGGTCCCGGTGGCCGGTTCGTTTGTATCTTCGCCACGACGCCGGACTCAATGGACCCGACCCGAGAGCGGACGACGCAACACATGTTCGAAGTCCCGGACGATCCGGACTTGGATCTCGTCCGCTGGCTCTACGACCGGCTCACCGATTGCGAACGTCACGAGATCGGAGAGTTCTACGAGATCAACGGCTCCCGGCCGTTTTTTCCGTACCATCAAGACGAAGGGTCGCCATACGTGATCGTCGACCGCCGATTGGAGAGCAACGAATGAAAGTCAAACTCAACGAGAAACTCCCGGTTCGGATCGAAGTCCTTATCCGACCCGACGACGAGATCGACGTCTCCGAAGATCTCGCCGGCCGGCTCGAAAAGGCTCACCCGAACATTGTCCGAGTCGCCGACTCGAAGTCGACCAAGTCGACGTCGTCGAAGTCGACGAAGACCAAGTCGAAAGGCAACAAATGAGTCTCGCTCACCCGACGAGATACAAATTCCGTCACTACCGACCCGGCGAAGACGGCCGGCGTTCGCTGATATGGGCTTCGGACGGTCCGAACCGTTCCGAAGAGATCCCGGTCGGCGAAGTGCTCGCCGGCTCCCGCGCCGATCTTGAGATCAAGCGTTCCCAATTGTGGACGCCGAACGCTCTCGCCGACGAAGGCGAAGTCGACATTCTCGACGTCTACTTCGACGCGCAAGCGGTCCGAACGTCGCTCTATCTGTCGTTATGGAACGACACTCCGGCCGAGACCGACGGGCTAACGGATCTCGCGAACGAGGTCTCCGGAACCGGCTATTCGCGGATCACGGTCACTCGTGGCACCGATTGGTCGGCGCCAGTCGCCGCGACCGGAACCGACATGTCGCAAAAGACGTTCACCGCCGGCGGCACGTGGTCCGATGCGACGTACATGGTTCTCGGGACG